GGGGCATCAGCACGCCCGAGCTCGAAACTGGGACAAGCCCATGGCACTCCTCGCAATACGCCTCACCGATAGCAACCATCACACTCCCCTATCTGTCTAGTGGCCTAGTTGCCACACTCCCATGATGGGGCAACACGATCCCCAACACAAGCCACACGCCCACAATGGTTATGTGATCTACGCCACATCCCCCCACCCACACACCCCTGCCTAGTCTGCCCCCGGCCGTATTCCCTTATTTGTTTTCTGTTCGAACAAAAATGGGTGGGTACCCCCCGGGGTATGGTGGTAGGGTGTGGATAACTTGTGGATATCTTGTGGAAAACCTGTGGGTAACCTGTGTATAACTTGACCCCACATTATTAAATCCCGCGCGCGTTACTATATACGTATACCCTTTTTGGTTGTGTGTGATATTGTGATTCTCTTGTTGAGGGTTGTCCGTTTTTGTCCTGGTTTGTTGTGGTTTAATTGTAACGATTTGGTGAACTTTCTGATTTTGGTGTCCGAAAAGTCAGAGAAAACGAGGATATATATAGTAGGGGGTTCTTCACAGCCTACGAACCCCCACCCTTAACGCCCCGGCCCATGAAGGCCGGGGCTTACCGTATGGTTATCCTATAGCCACTATCACGGTAGCCGTGGCTATTACGGGGTGGGGGGTCGTCGGGACCTCCCCTCATGGTACGGTCCCTCCTCCCCCTCTACTACCTCGGCCTCTTCCTGCGGTTGGCCTCGGTATTAACCCCGTGGCTTTTTCTCTGATTGGTGGTGCCGTGGCTGCTAGGGCTGGCCGTAAGCCGAAGCAAGACATTGACGCGGTGAAGCAGGAGTTTCTGCGCCGCTTCCAGCAGGGCATGAACATCAACCAGGCCCTAGAGGTGGTTGGCCGTAACCGTTCCACGTATGAGCGGTGGCGTCGGGATGACCCCGACTTCCTAACCTCCGTGGAGCGTATCCGTTCGTTTGAGAAGTTGAGTGGCCCGCGTGAGCGGGAGTGGATGCCGTTCCCTGAGTTCTCGGAACGGTTCCTGGGGGCCCGAGTGTTTCCGCACATGTTGAATGTGGTGGACCTTCTGGAGGGCCGTGAGCCGTCCTGGTCGCACCCGTCGATGGTGTTTGAGCAGGGTGAGCGTGACCTGGTCATGGTGAACATGCCCCCCGAGCATTCTAAGACGACCAGTATCACGATCAACTATGTGACCTACCGTATCTGTATGGACCCGAATATCCGGGTGATCGTGGTGTCTAAGACGGCTGAGATGGCGAAGAAGATGCTGTACGCCATCAAGACCAGGCTGACTCATCCTAAGTTTGATGACATGATCACGGCCTACGCCCCGGCTGGTGGGTTCGATAAGAACGCTGAGGCGTGGAATCAGAACATGATCTACGTCTCGGATGACGCTAGGGATTCGGGTGAGAAGGACCCTACGGTTCAGGCTCTGGGTATCCGTGGGCACATTTACGGTGCCCGCGCCGACCTGATCATCCTGGACGACACGGTGGACTTGACGAACGCCCACGAGTACGAGAAGCAGATTGACTGGCTGCAGTCTGAGGTTATCTCCCGCGTGTCCGCTAATGGTTCTATGCTGGTGGTGGGCACCCGGCTGGCGTCCAAGGATTTGTATTCGGAACTGCGTGACCCGCACAGGTATCCTGATGAGGTGTCACCGTGGTCATACCTGTCGATGCCCGCTGTGCTGGAGTTCCATGAGGAACCTAAGGACTGGGTGACGTTGTGGCCCAGGTCGAATCAGCCTGAGGCTGGTGTCCGCGACCAGGAACCAGACAGTGACGGTTTGTTCCCGAAGTGGGACGGCACTAGGCTTTCGCAGAAGCGTAGGCGTGTGTCGCCTCGCGCGTGGGCGATGGTGTACCAGCAGCAGCAAGTCGCCGACGACGCCGTATTCCATCCCGAGGCTGTCCGTACCGCCATTAACGGTAACAGGATGACTGGACCGATACCTAAGGGCATGGTGAACTGCCGCCCCGCTGGCATGGATGGTTTGATTATTCTCGCGGGACTTGACCCGGCAACCTCAGGCCACACCGCTGCCGTGGTAATGGGTCTGGATATTCAGAACCAGAAACGCTACATCCTGGACGTGTACAACAAAGCCAGTATCAGTCCTGAGGCGATGCGGGAAATGATCCGCTCGTGGACGGAACGGTACAAGATCATTGAGTGGCGTATCGAACGGAACGGCTTCCAGGGCTTCCTGGTGCATGACCGTGAGATTAACGAGTTCTGTTCGGCCCGTGGCACAGTGATCCGCCCACACTTCACTGGGGCGAATAAGCATGACGCCGATTTCGGTGTCGCATCTATGACGACTTTGTTTAATGGCTGGCAGGATAAGCAGCAGTTGATTGAGTTGCCGTCTACGCACGGTAACGAGGCCGCTAAGTCACTTGTGGAGCAACTTGTGACGTGGCACCCTGACGCCCCGAAGAACCAGAAGACTGACATTGTGATGGCTTTGTGGTTTGCTGAACTTGCGGCACGGGACAGGGTGATGATGGCATCTAACTACACACGCACCCACGTCAACAACCCGTTCCTCACCCAGTGGGATAAGGGACAGCAACGCACGGTGAGCCTCCTAGAAGCAGAAGCGGCGGGGGCATGGAACCCCATCGGAGCATAGGAGTTAAAGTTTGAGTATCAGTTACGGTGACGTTTCCGCTATTGGTGAGCGTGGCGGCCCCCGCTTGCGGGAGATTCGTTCACACTACGACCGCATCAAGGCACAGTTCGCTGCCCGCGACGGGCGTATGCAGGACGTTCTTGCCGTACGGCAGGGCCGTATGCGTGACGTGTACCCTGACCTGTTCCCTGATGGCCCGTTCGATAAGGGCATTGTGGCGAACATGGTGGATGTCGCGGCCCGTGACCTCTCTGAGGTTCTAGCACCACTGCCTGCGTTTAACTGTGCGAGCAGCAAGATGGTGTCCGATAGTGCACGGGAGTTCGCGGAGAAGCGGACCCGTATCGTCAACGGATACATTGACTTCTCTAACCTGCAACGCCAAATGTACACGGCGACAGACCGGTATTTCACGTACGGTTTTGTCCCGGCGATGGTGGAGATTGACCTAGAGGCGCGCATGCCGCGCATCACGTTCATGGACTCCATCGGCGCGTATCCCGTGTTTGACCGTTGGGGTGGCATCAAGGCTGGTTTCTTCTCGTTCTACAAGAACCGTGACGAACTCGTGGCAATGTACCCCGAGGCTGAGTCGCTTATCAAGCAGTCCTCTACCGGCATGGAACTGATTGAGGTTGTCCGCTACCACGATAACAAGTCAGACATCCTGTTCCTGCCGACCCGTGATGGTATCATCCTGGAAAGGGTCGCTAACCCTGTCGGGGAATGCCTGATCGAATGGACGCAGCGACCGGGCGTTGACAGCGAATCACACGGCCAGTTCGATGACGTTATCGCCGTACAGGTGGCGAAGGCCCGGTTTGCTCTGTTGTCTTTGGAGGCTGCCACTAAGAGTGTGCAGGCCCCGATTGTTCTTCCGCCTGACGCGCAAGAGTTGGCGCTAGGGCCGGATGCAGTGATCCGCACCGCAAACGGGGAACGTGTCCGCCGCGTACCGATTGAGGTTCCGCAGGCAGCGTTCGCGCAGCAAGGCGTGCTGGATCAAGAATTACGGCAAGGTTCACGCTACCCCAACGCCCGCATGGGTGACGTTGACGGTAGCATTGTGACTGGGCGCGGTGTCCAGGCCCTCATGTCAGGGTTCGACACCCAAGTTCGTACCGGTCAGGCAATGTTTGCCAGGACACTACAGAACCTTATCCGTAAGGTTTTCCTTGTTGACGAGAAACTGTTCGGCAACGAGAACAAGACGTTGCGTGGAAACGCTGACGGCACACCGTACGAGATTCGCTACCGACCCGAGAAGGACATTAAGGGCGACTACACGGTTGATGTCCAGTATGGGCTGATGGCCGGACTTGACCCGAACCGTGCTTTGGTTTTCGGTCTGCAGGCTCGCGGTGACCGTCTCATTTCACGTGACTTTCTCAGGCGGCAAATGCCATTCGCGTTGAACGCATCCGAGGAAGAGCAGCGCGTCGATATCGAAGAGATGCGCGACGCATTGAAGCAGGCAGTAGCGGGGTACGCACAGGCTATCCCCGTGTTGGCCCAGGCTGGGCAAGACCCCGGCGATATCCTGGCACGCCTGTCCGCGATTATCCTTGGCCGTCAAAGAGGACGATCTATTGAAGAGGTCGTTTCTGAGGCGTTTGCCCCTGAGGAGATGCCTGTACCGCCGGGGGTTGAGGCCCTAGGTGAGGAAACCGCAGGGATGGTCGGTGCCCCTGGTGAGACTCCCCCCGGTGGTCCAGGTGAACTGGAGGGTCTTGGTTCTACTGGTTTGAT